GTAAGCACGGGATGAGGGTGGGAGGCTGGGAAACTCTAGACTGGTTGGCAGGGGATTACAATATGCCAGCTTGTCGGATGCGACGGTTACGTTCACTGTCGCACTATATGCACGGCTGCAGCTACATGCAGCCACCACGGGTATAGTAAAATGTTATCGAAAAATGAATTTGTTGCGAAACACAAAGCGAAATTCGCTGGTCTCTCAAAACACGACATCACAACTCGATACGCTGACTACGAACGAACCTTCGCTGAAAGCCGCGCAACGCGTGTTGTTGCCCGCCGAGATGACTCCAATCGAGGAGCTACCATCGTCGTGCGTGACAACGTGCAACGTCGCAAAATGTCGCCTCAAGTATCGCGCGTCTCATCTTCTTTGATTCGCGAGCCTTCTGGAGCGATAGCTGCCGACGCTGCGCGCGCCGCCATCGAAAAGGCCTATCTTGAGCACGATCTTATGCGTGCCATGCTTGGCCCTTTCGACATCAGCGAGGTTCCTCGCATTCCCGACTCGAACTACGCACATACGTCAACGACTATGTTCAAGTTCAACATCAATCTTGAGTCTGACGACCAAGGTGGTGTGGCATTCTTCTTTCGCAATTCGCCATGGGCTTGTTACGCTGCGTCTTCCAAGACCTCCAACGTCGCAACTGCGCCAGGCTCTGCGAGCGCGTACGTGTCTTCCTTTGAGTTTGACTCATATTCACAGCGCGTCGCTCGCAGCACGAATCTCGACATGGACATGCCAAATTGGACTGAAAATGCGTGGATGATTCCTGTCCTCAATGCGGTGCTGAAACGTAATGGAGCTAATCGCGCACTGCAGATCCAAGACCTCAAGGATGCGGCAGCCTTTTATGGCGTTGCCGCAGCCTGGCGTCCGGTCTGCGGTGGCGCGAAGTTCACTTACACAGGTCCGAAACTCACTGCGTCCGGTGAAGTCGCTGTTGCGCGTTGGCCAGGTGCCTATCGCGCACCGACCGTGAATAACACGCTTCTTCGCATGAATATCGACTCTGAAACTGTCGGAGCTACTCAAGTTGAATTTGGTCCCACTTTTGACACCGTGCAGGCTCTGCCTGGNGCACATGTCTATGCTGCTGTCGATGGTTGGACGTCGCTTTATGCGCCGTCTTCCCGTCAGGCGCAGCTGGCCTGGCGCCCGGTGAAGCCGATTCCTTGCACGACGGCGTCAACTGCTGGCGACTTCGGCATCATTCAGGTGTCGAACTCGCTTGCGACTGGCACGTATGTTTTGCCGCCACCTTGTGTCGGCGATCCATCGCGCGCCGCGGCGTTGATTGACCGGGTTTATTCGCAGAATGCGAATACTATCGAGTGGTCGGTGGCGTCTGGTGTCAACCCTGTTGGCGCCGGCTTGCTGCTGTACTTTCAAGATGGTGACCTGTCTCTCACCGCCGCTCAAATCAACCAGAGCACCTCTGACCGTTGTCTCGATTTGCTGCAATCGCAGCACACGACCGACATGATGGATGACGACGCTGGCATCATTATGATCGGCGCTGGACTCACGCCAAACACCGTCGTCGGCACGATTGAAATCGTTGTCGGCCTCGAGTATTTGCCTGACACGCGCACGATTATGTTTGGTGCACAGTCACGCGGTTCCGCTAAGGGCACTGCTGCGCAACAGTCGAAGACCCACGCCGTCGCAATTCACGCCGCAAATGCTGCGCCTTCCAGCTTGCCTGGACAGCGCGGTCCTGCGGAGTTTGTGAATGCGATTGTGAGTGGAGTCGAAAGCGTTGCTTCAGCAATTCCTCGCATCGGCGCCGCCGTGTCGTCAGCCGCTCCATATGTCGAGTCACTGCTTGCAGCCATTCTTTGATCACGTTCATACTTCCTACCCGCTCC